TGATAAGGGAAATTACACCAAGCATATTTGACAATCAACTTGCCATCATCAACGAAAAAGTACCACCAAAGTTCCGATTTGGCAAATTATTTACGTCAAGCATCTCAAACTTCAACATTCCAGCGCCATTTCATCGGGATGCGGGTAATTTAGAGGGATGCGTCAACGTAATCATCGCAAAGAAAAAAAACGCACGTGGGGGAAACACAACCGTACCCGATTACGGGGCAACAGTTGACAGCAGAGACAATTCAATGTTAGTCTACCCAGCATGGCGAAACGTACACGGAGTAACACCGATTGTGCCAACTCAAGAGGGAGGATATCGAAACAGCCTTGTTTTCTATCCTCTAAAAGCATTCAACAACTACTGGGACGAAAAATAATTATTTCCCCTTAATAAAAATGCCCGCACTTCACGTACCTACTGACAACGATAGAAAGCAAGTCGAAATATCGGCTGGGCTTGGTTTGCCTCACGAACAGATCGGGGCGCTTATCGGCATAGACGACAAAACTTTACGCAAGCATTACCGCAAAGAATTGGATTTTGGTAAGGCTAAATCAAGTGCCGCTATCGCTAGGTCACTTTACAACAAAGCAATGGGCGGGGATACAACAGCAATGATTTGGTGGACAAAAGCCCAAATGCGTTGGTCTGAGACAGTCAAAAATGAAGTAACAGGCGCTGATGGCGAACCGTTTGACATTCAGATTACCTTTGTAAAGCCAAAAGATGAGTGAAGTAGTCGAATACGACAAAGACGCTATTGGCAGATCACTTGCCAAAATTGAATTTCCGTTAAAGCTGGAATGCCTATTTAACCCGCCTCAAGCACGTTACAGGGTACTTTGGGGTGGTAGGGGCGCATCTAAGTCTTGGAACGTAGCAAGGGCACTTCTCATCAAGGGATACAAGAAACAACTGAGAATACTTTGCGCCCGTGAATATCAAACATCCATTCGAGATTCTGTACATAAGCTGTTGAGCGATCAAATCATAGCTATGAACATGGAATCGTTCTATGAGATTACCCAAAACAGCATCAGGGGGCTGAATGGCACGGAGTTTGCATTTGTAGGTCTCAAAAACAACGTTGCAAACGTAAAATCATATGAAGGTATTGACATTTGCTGGGTGGAGGAGGCACAAAGCGTTTCAAAGTTTAGCTACAACGTACTCATACCGACAATACGTAAAGAAAACAGCGAGATATGGATAACTTTCAACCCTGAGCTGGAAACAGATGAAACGTATCAGCGCTGGGTAATTGCTCCACCAGCTGGGGCTGTTGTACAAAAAATCAACTGGAGCGACAACCCTTGGTTTCCAGAGGTGCTAAAACTTGAGAAGGACGCACTCAAAGCACGTGACCTTGAGGCGTACAACACGGTCTGGGAAGGCGTTTGTCGTCAAACAGTTGACGGGGCTATATTTGCAAAAGAGCTACAGATGGCAGAATTGGACGGACGCATTACCCGTGTGCCTTACGATGCAACCAAACCCGTCCATGCGATATTCGATTTGGGTTGGAGTGACGCAACAGCCATATGGCTACTACAGTTTATTGGAATGGAAACAAGGATAATTCGGTACATAGAAAACAGCCAACAAACCATTAGTTGGTATTTGTCTCAATTACAAACATTCGGGTATGTATATGACACACTTTGGTTGCCTCATGACGCTGAGAACAAAACGTTGGCTGGAAATGGTCGCAGTATTGAAGAAATTGTCCGAGCTTCAGGCTACAAAACCCGTATAGTGCCAAGAGTGCCTGTTGTAGATTCAATCAATGCCGCCCGTACAATATTTTCAAATTGTTATTTTGATAGAGAAAATACGCATCAAGGGTTACAATGCCTCAGACATTATCGCTATGAGGTAGACCCTGAGACGGGAATGTTCAGCAAAACGCCTCTACACGATCAATACAGTCATGGTGCTGATGCCTTTAGGTATATTGGGCTGATGATAAACGAACCTAAAAAACCTATTAGACAAAAAGCAACGATGCAAATACCTACAAGTTGGATGGGATGATTATGGCAAGTACATACACAGCTGAAGAATTTGATGAGCGTATAACAGAAGCACAAGAATACCTTAGACTTGCTTCAGACGCTGATTCCAACAACCGTCAAGAGGCGCTTGAAGACCTCAAATTTGCCGCTGGAGACCAATGGCCTGTCGAGATTCAGAACAGTCGTACATTGGAAGCAAGACCTTGCCTGACAATTAACAAGATTGACCCCAACGTAAGGCAGATTACCAATCAAATTCGTCAGCAAAAACCCCGTATGAAATGTCATGGGATGAACAACGATTCAGACAAAAAGGTCGCAGACATTATTTCGGGGATATTTAGGCATATTGAAGTTCAATCGGATGCTGACCAGGCTTATGACAACGCAAACGATTTTCAAGTGCGTATGGGCTGGGGTTATTGGAGGATTGTTACCGATTACATCAGCGAAGATTCGTTTGACCAAGACATCTACATTAAGCAGATTACAAACCCTTTCACCGTTTACTTTGACCCAAATAGCGTAATGCCAGATGGTTCAGACTCTGAAAAGTGCATGATTACAGAGGTAATCTCGAAAGACGTATTTAAATCTATGTATCCTGGAGCGGCAACAGACGGAGCTGGGTTCAACACTAGGGGTACGGGCGATTCAAACCCTGATTGGGTGATGCGTGAGGATATTCGTATTGCTGAATACTTTTACACCAAGCGGGAACAAGTCAAATTGTTACTATTGGCTGATGGACAAAAGTTTTATGAAGACAAATTGCCTAAAGAATTAAAGCCTTACGTTGTCGATTCAAGAGAAACATTACGTAAAACAATTCATTGGTGCAAACTAACAGGAATGCAAATACTTGAGGAAGGCGTTTGGGCTGGTAAATACATCCCAATCATTCCTGTGTACGGTCAACAGCTGATAGTTGAGAACAAGCGCAAAAAGTACGGGCTAGTCAGAATGGCTAAAGACCCCCAGCGCATGTACAACTTTTGGACTACTGCGTTAACAGAATCAGTAGCACTTGCACCTAAAGCAAAATGGTTGCTTGCTGAAGGACAAGACGAAGGTCACACAGAAGAATGGGCAAACGCCAATATTAAAGCGTATCCAGTATTGCGCTACAAACAAAAAGATATTGACGGAATGCCCGCACCCCCGCCAATTCGTCAGCAACCTGAGCCACCGCCAACAGGTGTTATGGGTGCAATGGAGGTCATTAACAATGATCTGAAGAATGTTTTGGGCGTATTTGACCCAAATCAGCTACCAACAGGCAACATTTCAGGAAAAGCGTTACAAGGTCAGCAACAGCAGATCGACATGACGAATTTCCATTATTACGACAATTTCACAAGGTCGTTGCGCTGGACGGGTAAGGTAATATTGGATTTAATCCCCAAAATTTACGACAAAGAGCGTGTTGTACGCATCATTGGTGAAGACGGCAAACCCGATTTGGTTACGGTAAATCAAAGAGGTCAGGACGAAAATGGCATCGAAAAAGTGCTAAACGATGTCACCGTGGGTGAATATGACGTTGTGATGGATACTGGTCCAGGGTTCAACTCTAAACGCCAGGAAGGTGCGGAAATGATGATGGGTCTTTTCACGGCTGACCCCGCATTGCTTCAAACTGCTGGTGATTTGCTGTTCCGCAACATGGATTTTCCTGGGTCTGACATTATTGCAGACCGTCTTGCCGCCGCAAATCCGTTGGCTCAAATTGACGACAAGTCTAACGTGCCGCCTCAAGTACAAATGCAACTGGCGCAAAGTCAGCAGACAATTCAACAGCTACAACAGCAACTTCAGGTTATGCAAATGAACCTGAAATACGGTTTAAGCGTCAAACAAATGCAAGAACAGGCTGAAACTAGCAGAGAATTGATGCGTCAAACTAACAAAGCGCATGAAGTCGAAACAATGGCGCAAGTTAAAGTTGACGATCAAAACACACGTGCTACCACGGCTCAGAACAAAATTGAGATTGAAGCGTTCACGGATTTGCTGTTACATCACATGGATACAAGGCGTTTGGAACAAAAGCTCAAAATGGAAAACGAACAACAAGCAAAAAATGAAGAGAAAGCAAACAAAGATGTTGAGGCAAATCAACCTCAAAATACTTGACGCTTGAGTAATTTCGGGTTATATTGCCCTAAACCTTACTGGTGAGGCACACCAGCACAAAATCGGAGCTTGAGAAATCATGGCTGATAGAGAAGCAAGTAATGTAATCACCAGCGAAAATTCAGGTGAGTTTTATGCCAATAAACTTGGTTTAGCAACTGAAGCGCCTACTGAGGCTGTTGTCGAGAATACTCCAACAGAGCCAGTAGACACAAATCAGGCGAGTGAACCAAAGGCAGATGACGAGCCTAAAACGACAGAGGATGGAAAGCCTAACCCCAAAGTCAAAATGCGGTTCGATGAGGTAACTAAAGCCAGAGATATGGCACGTCAGGAAGCTGAACGTGAGCGTCAAAGGGCTAGTGATCTTGAGAAGCAGATTGAGGAACTGAAAAAAGCCAATAGTCCTACACAGACTTTTGACACAGACGCAGAACCTCAACCATCACAATTTGCAGATGCGTTTGAATACGCAAAAGCGCTGAGTGAATGGTCTGCTGAAAATGCTGTTAAGCAAATGAAACGGTCTGAAGCAGAGGCAAAAATTGCCGCTGAACGTGCAACAGTAATTGAAGCATGGCAAAAGCGACAAACTGAAGCTAAAGCTGAGATACCCGATTATGAAGATGTAATTTCATCCTCAGAATTGACGGTAAGTGACCAAGTAAGGGATGCGATCATTGAAAGTGATGTTGGACCAAGAATCTTATATCACCTTGCTGAAAACCCCGAAGTTGCTGAAGCATTGTCCAAGAAATCCGTAACAGCCGCATTGAGAGAAATTGGAAGATTGGAAGCACGGTTTGAACGTAAAGACGAACCCACAAAGCCTGTTGCAACGAAATCGAACGCACCCGCACCGATTAAACCATTGAAAGCAAGTTCAACCGTAGCTGATGTGAGAGTTGATTCAAACGGTCAATTTCACGGTACATATCAGCAATGGAAAGAATCACGCAGAGCTGGTAAGATCAAGTAACGGTAACAAACAATTTTTCATAGGAAATAATCATGTCAAATAATTTATTGACGATATCGAAAATCACCAATGAAGCACTTATGGTGCTAGAAAATGAGTTGACTTTTACGTCAGAGGTCGACAGAAATTACGATGACCAATTTGCGGTTGTCGGGGCAAAGATTGGTAATACTGTGAACGTCCGCAGACCTGGTCGTTTTATTGGTACTACTGGTCCAGCGCTTAATGTAGAAGACTTCAACGAAACAAGCGTACCTGTCACACTTTCCACGCAATTCCACGTAGACACTCAATTTACTACACAAGATCTTGCATTATCTTTAGATATGTTTAGTGATCGTGTATTGAAACCAGCTGTTGCCGCTATTGCTAACAAGATTGACAGAGACGGTTTAAATACTGCGTTGTACAACACAGCTAACATCGTTGGTGTTGCTGGTACGCCCCCAACAGGATTGATTACCTTCCTGACAGCGGGTGCTTATCTTGACGCTGAAGGCGCACCACGTGATGGCAGACGTTCTTGTATCATTGAACCCTTTACAAGCGCAACAATCGTTGACAGCTTAAAAGGTTTGTTCGTGCCACAAGAAGCGATTGGTGAGCAATACCGCAAGGGGCTAATGGGCAGGGACAGCGCAGGGGTTAATTGGAAATTAGACCAAAACGTTGTGTCACAAACCTTTGGTTCATACTCAGGCGTTTCACTTCAAACTAACACAACAACCTTTACTGGTTCGTTGACAAGTGGCTGGTCACAATTCTCCACAATCACAATCAACACAGCGTCTAGCACAGCTACATTGAACGCTGGTGACGTGATTCAGATTGCTGGTGTATATGCGACTAACCCACAAAACCGTCAAGCATACGGCTCAGGCAAATTACGTAACTTTGTTGTTATGAGTACAACTTCTGTTGGTACTGGCGGTGCTTCCGTTCAGGTTTCTCCAGCGATTATTACTGGCGGTCAATTCCAAAACAGTATCATCATTGGTTCAACTTCCACAACAGCGGCAGTTACTCCATTCAACAACACAGGCACATTAAGTCCACAAAACATAATGATGCACCGCAATGCGTTCACGCTTGCAGTAGCTGACCTTGAGTTGCCTGAAGGTGTACATTTCGCTGGTCGTGCTAGTGATAAAGAAGTCGGTTTGTCAATGCGTGTAGTACGTCAGTACACAATTAACAACGATTCAATCCCAACACGTCTTGATGTGCTGTATGGATGGGCACCACTCTACCCTGAGTTGTCTTGCCGTATTGCCGCTTAATCAACCTAAAGGAAATACAAAATGAGTAATCCAGGACCAGCAACCACAGTATCGGCTCACCCAAGTAACGTCACAACGAACCAAGCGTTGCGTCTTATCGGTGTAGCCAAAGGCGTTAACCTTAATGCTGTAGCATTTACGCCAGTACCAGTTGTTAACTCAACTGCTTATTTGCCAAAAGAAATGATTGTTACCAACGTGAATAACGCTGGTGCAGTTGTATCTTTGTCAACAACTACAGCTTTAGGTATCACAACTACAAACGCTGGTTCACCATCCAGTTTGTTTGGAGCTTTGACTACTGCTCAAATTGCGGCTCTTTCAACATCCGTGTTGGGAACTGCTTATGTTGATTCAAGCTCAACCAGCTTGTCTTATCAAAACCAAACTTTATACGTTGATGTAACAACTGCGTCAGGCGCAACTGGTACAGGCGATGTATATGTGTATGGTTACGATTTCAGCTAATCGGGGCTGACACCATAGGAGAAGTCACCCCCAAAAAGGGTGGCTTTTTTTACATTTAACAGTACAATTTAATCGTTTTTCAAAGGAAAAAATCATGCCTTCAACCACAATATTACGTGGAAACGTAAACAACTATTTTTTGGCTAACCCGACATTAACACCAACAGCTGTTAGTGGAACATCGTCTTCACAAACTTTTTCAGTACCTGGTTTGTTGACAACTGATATTACAAATGTTTCTTTTAATGGTGGAGCGCAAACAGCTGGAATCGTAATTGCAAATGATTATGTTTCTGCTAATGGCGTTTTAACAATTCAATTTGTAAATGCTTCAGGTTCTTCAGCAACACCAGCTTCAGGTTCATATTTGATCGAAGTGTTACGCAGTGATGGTCCAATTCCTCTGAATGCGGTGTAATTATGGCAAATACAAGCGTTTTTAGACCAGTCGGTTTATCTTATGCTGTTGCCGTTTCAACAACCGCATCAACTGCTTTAACCGTAACACCAGCGGGTAACGATCAGATCAATTATTGCGGTTTTTTAAATACATCTGCTAACCCTATTGCTTTGACAATAGCAGAGGCAAATGCTTTAAATTCGTTGACTGCTCCAGCCGCAGTACTTCCAACAGCTGGAAGCCCAAATAACACGGTAATTTTAGGCGTTGCTATGACTTCTCCAATGGTAATTGCAGTACCCCCCAACGGGTTTTCTG